TGATATATTTACTAACGTAAAATATTACTTTTTTTTATTACATTTTGTCTTACAAACAAAATGTAATAAAAAAAATTGATATATTTAAATTTATACAAACCCCCTTTTAAAAAAACAGCCAATATAAATCTACCCACGCATTCTACTCATCAAAAATGAATTTTACCACAAATGACGTAATCGCCCAACTCAGAGCAGAAAATGCTCAACTCAGAGACAAAATTGCCGAGAAAGACACAGAAAAAAAAGAACTCTATGTTATTATCGACAATTTCACTACCAGAGTCTTCGAGCAGACCAATAAAATTCGCGATCTCGAGACTCAGCTGGATACCCAAGACGAGGCAAACTTTGAACTCGGGGCCAATGTCGCAAAACAGACCGATGAAATCAACAGTCTTGTTGCTCTGCTTAATGCCAAAGACGATGCGAACTTTGAACTCAGAACCGAACATGCCGAGAAAGACATAGAAAACGAAGAACTCTGTGTTGTTATCGCCAATCTCACTGCCAAAGTCAGCGAACAGAGCGATGAAATATGTGGTCTCGAGGAACAGTGCGAACGTCTGATAAATACGAACGACGAATACAGTGCCACAATCAAAGATAACAAGTGCTACATTAGCGAAAACAACGCAAGAATCTTTCGTATGAGCGCAGAAAATCGCAATCTTCAGGATCGGTGCGATGGTTTGATTGACGAACAGCTTAAAAATCGCACGCTCTCAATCAATACAGAAGCATGGGAAGAACACAATGACACAGAGCATTTCGAACAAGAAAACCATCAAGTGAATCAAGAAACTTCCATGTTGATTGAAATCGTGATTGCTTTGTTTGGCGAAGCAAAAAGCCTAGGTGGTAAAGGCAAAGAAACCGAGCAAACGTTGACAGAGAGAACCCCAAATTGCAGAGTTCCAGAGTACAATTTGTGGGAAGATATGATTGGATGGGTGGCAACAACAAGCACGTATGACACACTCGAAACCTTACTCATAGGCTATGCAAGAAGAAATAAAAGTTTGAAAATGCATATAGATTCTATGTGTGAGAGAATCGATGAGTATAACAGATGGATGGAATACGTGACCCATGGTGGAACAAAGACATTCGATGAATACTTGCGTGAAAAATACCTACTCTTGCAAAGCATCAGGGACGAATATCTACCAACAGGCATGTAATTGCGCGTGCGTTGAAGGCGAGAAGCGAATGAATACCAAAAAAAAATATATTTTTTTATTGGTATTAAAATATTTGCGAGCGATATTGATTTTTTTAATAACAACAAGAGTTTAACAACAAAAAAGGTAACATAAATCTTTATATTTCTTTACAATAAATATAAAGATTTAAATTCGCCTTAAAATATGCTCTATTTTCTTCGAAAACGAGCATATTTTAAGGGTGATATTTTGGAACGCGAAATTACTTTTGCGCGCGTGTGCATTCCATTGACGAGACAATTTTTGTATGCTTCATTTAGAAGTAAAAAAATTAATAGACAATGCATCTCGGAACGGCATTGACATAAGTGAACATGTCGAAATAGAATGTTCAATTGAAGCAAAGTATGTTTGCATGAATTGGTTTTGTGATCGTCGCGAATATTTAAGGAGTGTAAAATAACATTAAAATAATTCCTAATTTAATATATTTTCATGATAGGGTGCATTGATATTTACAAATTTATTCAAATTATAATTATTTTAACGTTTTAACAAAGAGTAAAAAAAAATTGAAATAAAAAAAATATAATAGATTCATTGTATAAGCCTATTATATATACTTTACTGAGTAATAAAAAAATGTCAACTTTTGCACATGTCAGAACAAAAAAGCCACACAACAGCCTAAATCAGCATTATGCCGAATGTATATGTCGGTATATTGGAATCAGTTTTGATGAAGAGTTTATAGCTTTGGACTTTATAACCTTTAAAGAAAGTCTTCAAGAAAGAATCAAACGTCTTACACGCCCAGACCGTTTATTGTCATTTATTCGTCATTGTTCCGATTTCAGAACATTGCATAACTCAGTTATGTACGTATGGAATACAACGTAAGCGATTTGAAGATAATCAAAAACAAAAAGCTTTTTGTTTTTGATTATGAATAAAAAAATTGAATATTAAAATTTATATTAGTTCTTTTATAAAAATTTGCAGTACATATACCACCAAAAAGTTATTTTTAAAAAATGGCATCACATACTAACACTGAAAGCGCTATTAGCCCTTCTTTGCAGACGGGAAGTCAAGGCGATAAAATGGACAGTCTGGCATTGGAATATCTACTGTCCGTGAAAAGACGACTGGTTGTGGCAGCACAATCTCATTGCAGAACAAAAGAAGAGTTGGAAGAAAAAGAAAGACAGTTGGAAGAAGAAAAGAGACAGTTGGAAGAAGAAAAGAGACAGTTGGAAGTAAAAAAGGCGCTGTTGGAAGAAGAAAAGAGACTGTTCAAAGGCGAAGAAATACGGTTTGAAGAAAAAAAGGAACTGTTTGAAGAAGAATGGATAGTGATGGAAAATATAAGGAGACTGTTGGAAGAACAAGCTGCACAGAGAAAAGAAGAAATCAGAAAAATGCAGATAGAATTGGAAAGAGACATGAAAGTGTCAGAAAAAAAAAAAAGAATAAATCGAGAACTAGAATATAAAATTCGAGAACTAAAATCTGAAAATCAAGCTCTAAAAAGAGCTCGGAAAGACGAAGAATCTTGATGACTAATGATAATGAGTCAAGAACAATATTTTATAATCAAAAATAAAAAGCTTTTTATTTTTGATTAGCATGCGATAACCATACAGGGTTATTATCATAATATACAATAATTAATAAAAAAAAATTGAATTTAAAATTTTATACAAAGTCCTTTATATAAAATTATTAACTGAATACTCACAAAGCCAACTCTCAAAATGTCTAGAAACTCGCGTTCTATGGAAAAGGTGGATCAGGAAACTCAAAAATTGCATACTCAACTGAGAGATTTGCATATTACGTATTCAAGACTGCGACACGATCACGAAGCACTTGCTGAAGAATTTACCCAATCGCGCGAAGAAAATGCGCTATTGCGTGTAGAAAATTCGCAATTGCATGAACAAATCGAGAGTTCCGATGAAAAAAAGAAGCCAGTTGCGGAAAGATATCTTGAACACGAAATCGCTGGATTCACCGCGTTTAAAGTACGCGAGATACAGATGCTCGAACAAGATCGGCTTTCTCTCGAGACCGAGCGAGCAGAATTTGAAAGAGAGAAAGCCAGTTTCGAGGCGTATATAAAACGAGAGTTACAGATGCTTGAACGACAAAAAGAAACAGCCACTGACGAACCGCTCGACACCAAACGAGCAGAATTCGAAAGAGAGATTGCCGGTTTCAAGGCGTATAAAGAACAAGCGTTACAGATGCTTGAACGACAAAAAGAAACAACCACTGACGAACAGTTTGCGTTGGAATTGCAGTTGAAAGGTTATACTGCCGATATTTTGTTTCTCCGAACCGAACTTGAAAAAATGACAGCCAAACTTGAAAAAACGACAGCCGAACGTGATGCTCTCGTAAGAGAGCGAAATAAATTAGTCGGGCAACAAGACAAACGGCAAACGAGTAGAGAGGAAATGGGTGGCATATCTGTCGGTCCTACAGAAAGAAAACCTCTCGAACAAAAAAAAATGTCTCACCGTGTGTACAGCTATCATCGCGACGCCAATGGCGATAACGCTTAATATTAAAAGCGATAAAATTAATACAAACACAAACAATGTAAAAACAAACAAAAAGTTTTTTGTTTGTTTTTATAAACAATAATTATAAATTATTATTAGCTTGAAGAATTAATAAAAATTGAAATAAAACTTTTTAATTCATGTTTTATATATTTATGTAGTAATAATGATATTTAAATATACATCATAAAAAGATATTAAATAGATTATTATTAATTTCAATGATAAATCTAATAATGAATTAAAAAAAATTGATATATTAAATCTATACAAGGTTCTTTGTAAAAATTTACAATACATACACAACCAAACACTTGTTTTGCTCATCAAAAATGTCGTTATACACAGATTTGTTTAAAGTTCAGGATATTGCTGAAAAACAAGACAAGATCATACAACTTGAGCGGAATAGAGAGCATCTAAAAAATTTAATTCAAGCACTGTGTCAAATCAACGAACATTCTGATGCACTTCCGTTTGAACCAAAAAGTAAGCTGTTTGAAGAATGGGAACGTCTTAGAGCGGAAATCAACAAATTGGAGGACAAGAAGAACCCTCGTCGTCGCGTCGTTCAGGGAGCATCAAAAGCAAGGCCATCGAACACTTTTGGGAATCATGTTGAAGATATCGACCTGACTATCGACCGCCTTGAGTCAGAATGCGAGCATCTAGAGAGCGAATATCTAGACTTGCTGGAACATTACCACGAACCTGTCCCCGAGGAGTATATATTAAAAATATCAACAACAACAAGACAAGAGCTATACAAAATGATTGGAAAATGTCGAGAAATTCTCGACAAACTGATCGAAGTCAATGGAGCATGTTCTCGTCCAGAGACGGAAGATTTTTTGCATGACATCCGTAGTCATGCATTGACTGTAGGGTTCCAAGGCATTCATGTGGAGCAAGGGCAACAAGATTTGCAAGAACGACTCGACAGGTCAAATGCATCTTTTGGCGAGAAGTGTTGTGAAAACGCAAAACAGTGTGAAGACAATGCCGAACAGCAAAGAGAAAACACAAGACCGTGTGAACACAATGCCGAACTGGAAAGAGAAAACGCAAAATAGTTCCAAAGGCACCAAATCAATACCGTGAAAAGACAAAAATACTATCGTGTCGCTCTTTTGAAGAACTATGCGAACGTATTCAATAAAATGCTTGGTTGAATGATCCAATGCAATTGAAAAGAAATCAAAAACAAAAAGCTTTTTGTTTTTGATTTCAAACACAAATAATAGCTATATTTTTTCTACCATAAAATAATATTAAATATACACTATAAACTATTATAAAGATGATAAAAGCAAATATCGAGAAATATAATATATTAAAAGAAATCAATAAAATGGTGGAATATATAACCAATCCAATAGAACTTATAAATAATATAACATTAGAGAATAATAATTTTTACAGAGAAATATTACGAAAAGACAAATGGAATAATAAAATTTTCAATGAAATAATAGTTAATAAAAACCAAGAATTAAAAAATATTATATTTAAACAAGATAAATTAAATTATGATTGGAAAAATATTTCATTATGGGTAAAACAAAATAAAACACATAAAATCATGATTGATATAATACGAGATAAAAATATAAAGAATCTATTAACTGATAATTTATTAAATAATATTAAAAATAAATATATCAAGATATTATTAAATAAAGAAAATATAATATTAATTTTTATTAATTCGTGTAATAATAAAAATTTCAATATGATAAATTATATATTTAATAATAAAATAGATATTTTAATAAGTTTATTAAATACAACAATTATAGATATATATTTTATATGTTGTTATAATGCATTAATATATACTGGTAATAATAATATATTAAATATTTTAAATAATAATTTTATTTTATATAACGAAATAATAACACAAAATAAAAAAGAATTAGCAAGTCAAATAACATATTTAATGTTTTATTATTTTAAACTATATTATGATTTAAAAAATGTAAATGATAATAATATTGTATTATTAAATCATATAAACAATATAAATATAAAATATTGGGATAAAGTATTATCAAAAATATATTATAACATATTAAATAGTAATAATGATATATATAAAAATATAGATTTAGAATATAGACCAATATATAATAATTCACAATTAGGAATTATATTATTAGATTGTATATCATTAAATAAGAAAAAGACAAAGATATATGAAGAATTAATGAATAAACAAAAACCAGAAACAAAAATATTTTTTAATTCATGTTTTATATATTCATGTATAAATAATGATATTAACTTTGTTTATTATATATTATGTAAATATAAACAAGAATTCATATTAAATTGCAATATAAAAATGATAGATATATATTATAATTTTTATGAAAATTATAAAAAATTAATATATAAAAAAGATTATAATTTTAATTATATAAATTATGATTTAATATATACATTATTACATACAAACAATTTAAATATAAATCAAAAAAAGATATTAAATAGATTATTATTTCATTATTTCAATGAAAAATCTAATTTTGATAATTACACATTATATCATAAAAAATTATTTGATATGATATATGAATTAGAAAATAATTATATGACATGTATAGATTATATACAATATAATTTATTAATAATAAAACAAATAATATTTACTCCATTAAATGATGAAAAAAATTATATAAAATTATTTAAATTTATTAAAAATAAAAATCAGTCAAATCATGACAAGATAATAACAGAGACGATATATTTATTAGAATTTATATTTAATGATTTAGATATATCAATAAATGAAAGATTTTATAATAATATATTATTAATAATAAAATTAATGATTGAGTTAATAGAAATAGGCAAGATAGATATAAACAAAATATGTATAAAAAAGATATGGTTTTTTTTATCATCATATTACATAATATATTTAACAACAAGAGATTTTAAACAAGATTATAATAATAATGACAATAAATTTGTAGAATTATTTGAGAGGATATTAAAGATAAATAATAAGAATATAAATAATATAATAACAAATAAGTTTAATTTTTTAGAATATATATTATATTATTTTTATACATATCATTCAAATAAAGTTATTAATTATAATTTAATAAATATATTATTAATGAATAATGCAAGAATAAATATAAAAAATTTTTATTTAATAATGCCAGATATTAAAGAAACCAATTTTAATAATTTTGATTATGATTATATAATTAGATTAGATTATATTATAGATAAAGATAGCAAGATAATATATGATAATTTATTTCAGAGAATGTATAAAAATCAGAGAATGTATAATAAAATAATACCAACAAAATTTAAATTATACAATAAGAATGTTAATAAATTCGACGATGGACAGGATATTAAGGGGATAAGTAAAACAATATTTAATGAATTATGTAAAGAATTAGAAAGTAATACATTAGATATAAATGTTAAATTACAGGATAAGATATTATTATTTGATGAGGAAACATCATATTATAATTTCAATAGATATAATACAAGATATGAATATTATATATTTATAGGAAAGATATTTAATTTATCAATACATTACAATATTCCATTACATATAAAATTGCATCCATTTATATTATATCAAATAATAAAAAACGATAATATAATAGGAGCAAGTTATATGATATTAGAAAAATTTATACAAGAACATTATAAACATTTATTAAATAAGAAACCATTTAATTTAATAAATTATGATATATTTAAACAAAATAATGTATATGAAAACATTGATGATGAATATATAGAGGTTAGATTTGAAAATATTAAACAATATATTAAGAATTATATATATGATAATTATTATATAGACATAAAACAACAATTAGAGCATTTTAAACTTGGATTTAATGATTTTTCACTTATTAATAAACAATATTTAAATTATTTTAATATAAATGATATAGAGAGATTGATAATTGGGATATCTAATATAGATTTTAATTTATTAAAAAAACATCTAACAATTTTTTTATATGAAAACAAATTAGAAGAAACAGAAATAATATGGAAAATATTACAAGAATATTCTAATGATAAAGAATATATATCAGTTTTTTTAGAATTTTGCACGGGAACACCATATATACCATTAAATGGTTATACTAGTTTTCCATTACGTATTATTATAGATGATATAAATAATATAATATCATGTCATACATGTTTTAATTATTTTAATATAAATGAAATTGAATATAATAAATTATGTTATTTATATATAAATAATATAGATGAATTAAAAAATAATAAATTATATCAATATTTATCAAAAATATCATTACAAAATATTATAAATAATGGATATATTTTATTTTGATTGTTGCAAAATAAAATAGTGTATAGAAATTGAAAAAATAAGTATATATTAACTAAAAAATATGACTACATTGAATTTTGTCTCATTGTCTATATTATTTTACGGCTAATATAAAATAAATAAAAAATTGAAATTTTAAAATTATACAATTTTAATTATAATACATTTTTATAATTTAACCAATGGAAAAAACATCCATAATTCTTTATCCACCATATAAATTTCCAAGACATTTAACCGATGATTACAGAACAATATTGTTTAATTTAGAAGATAGTGTTAGACATGATATGAAATTAGAACCAAAAGATAAAGAAACAAGAATAAGATTGATTAATATACTTAGAGAAAGAATGCCTAAAGAATGTGAAATAAAAGATATAACAACTATTGTTCTTTCAGATAAAGAAAAACATGATAAAGCGATTGTGTCATATAATAAGTAGATATAAAATTTGTAATGGCTAATTGTATAGTTAAACATTTAATAGATAATCAAGTATTATATAATTAATTGGTATCATTAATATTATTTTATTTTATTTTATAATACCAACTCTCATATATTTTTTTTTTATATAATTTTTTATCTTTTTCTGACAAACTAGAATAATAATCTTCATGAATTGGTTCTTTTTCCTGTGAATTTGGTATTTTAAAATACTTGTCCCTGTCGTTGCCGTAGAGAATTTTTGCAAATAAATCTTTAACGTCGCTATTAAATGGCCAGCTTTTAGGTGGTGGTAAAGCATCATATTGTTCTTTCGTAATGAAAGTCAATCCTTTTAAACCAATTGCCTCTGTTTCTGTTAATTTTTTAATATAATAACCACCAATTAAAAGAAATTTATCTCGTAACGGTTCTTCTAATGAATCAAATTCATCTTTATTTATTTTAGCTAGAACAGTGTTATCAATTTCTTCAGCTGTATATCTTTTAATGTATTGGTAGCCATCCTTAATAAATTTAGCTTGTAATCCAGCATCTAATGTCAAAAAGTGAGTTTGACAAATACGATGCCCTTTAGGTAATAGTGTAATATTATCTAACGTTATTTTTTTTACCCAAACATCGTCAATTTTTATAAAACATTCTTTTACATCATCATTTAAGCTATCATACATATGTTGATTTATTTTCCATTCAAAAGAGAAATTATTAATACAGTCTTTAGTTATTTCTATATATGTATCGATTTTATAACCTCTTGCGAGCAAATTTAACTTATCAAAATCAAAGTCTATAAAAAAAAAATTTTTTTTTAAATTTTCGTCTAATTTATCAAATTCTGCTTTTGTTTTATTTGTTGCACAAACCTTTTCCTCTTTTTTAGTAGAAAACATATTTAAAATGCTTGTAATTTCAGAGCCCCCGTGCATTTCAAGTGTTTTATTATTTTTTGTTATTAAATATTTACTTTTATATTTTAAATATTTTTTTTGATAATTCATATATATATAATTTTTACATAATCAATGTTATATATTATAAAAACTTTATTCTGACAGAACAAAGTTTCCATGCGTTTGCATAAATTACTGATTTATATAATTTTATGCGAACGCATGAAATATTATAGATATAATGTAATAAATATCCGCATCATTTTCATTGTCATTGTTTTTGTTATTAGTTTTATTTAAAACCCAAACTTTGTGTAAAATTTTTAAAATAATTTGTTGGGCTTTTTTTAGTTGATTTTTTTATATATTTTCTATCTTTTTTATCATATTTGTCTTTCCACACTTCATTTAAAATGTCCCATTGTTCCCTGTAAATTTCATCAGACAATTCGGCATCATCAATTGGTTGCCTATTACACATATATTCGCTATCAGAAATTTCTTTAAAAAAAGATTGTTCTGTTTCGTCTAATTCTTCATATTTTTCACTATCAATAGTTCCAAATAATGGAAATTTAGATATATTTTCAGATGTTAATTTAATACTATACTTACTATTTCTTTCTTTAATTAATTGTTTTTTATCATCAGGTAATCTATCAAATTCCGAAGAATAAAGTGTAGTCCATGGAATCAAAGTAGATACTTCTTCGATTTTTAATTTTTTTCTATAAAAAGTAATCGTTTCAAATCTTGACTTTTTTGACGGATATTTACCATATAAAATAAATAATTCAGCAATACTTCGAAATTCTGTTTTATCATTTTCATCTAACAAGTCATATTCTGTTTTATACAACAACGTAAGAGGTTTTAATTTTGCGATGTCTTCGCTTCTTAATTTTTTTCTATAAAATGATATTAAATATTTACTATCTAAAGGTTTAAACACTTTTTGTCTATTTTGTTGTCTATATAATGCTTCAAAAAGGTCTGTTTCATTAATATATATAAATTTGTCTTGTACTCGGGGTTCAAGAATTGCATATTTTTCTACAGGCACCTTATATAAAGGTTCTAATTTATCTAAGTCGTCTATTGATATTTTTTTTATATACTCATTTGGTATGCATAAATCTTTTGGTGTAAATTTTAAATATTTTTCATAGTTATAAAGAGCATCATCACATTTATAATTATATGGCATAAACATGCCTTGTAACTCAACTATATTTGAACCATTTATATTTTCAAATGCTTCTTTAGTAATAATTTGTAGATATTTTAGTTTATTTATATCATCTATTGTTAATCGTTTATAATATTTTTCATCATATTTAAAAAAATATAGTTTTAATTCGTCTTTTAAAGCGTCGAACTCTTTTTTTTTAATTTCAGTTAATTGTTCTAGTTGTAATACATCATTTACTGTTTTTAAAGACAAATTCATCCCTCCGTGCATTTTAAGTGTTTTATTATTTTTTGTTATTAAATATTTACTTTTATATTTTAAATATTTTTTTTGATAATCCATATATATATATATATATATATATATATATATATAATTTTTACATAATCAATGTTATATATTATAAAAACTTTATTCTGAAGGAACATAGCAAGTTTTATATTTGTCATTACGTAGGACACAAATGCATGAAAATGATAAAATACAACAAGACATTAAGAGTTGATTGCATCAAATAAATAGCAAAATAATTAACATGAAATAATAGTATTATTCTTTCATTTGCAATAATTTTGCAAATAAAGCTATACCCGGGGTTGTTCTTTTATTATATAAAGTCATATTTTTTATTTCATCATAACTGTTAATTGTTTGATTATTTATTTGAATCCAAAATAAAAATATTAAGAATAAAACACAAGTAGCGATAATATCTGATTGATTTATTACAGTATTATGTAATATACATATAGGTAACATAAATCTTTATATTTCTTTACAAGAAATATAAAGATTTATATTCGCCTTAAAATATGCTCGTTTTCTTCGAAAACGAGCATATTTTAAGGGTATAAATTTTAATATTATAAACATTAATATAAATAAAATTATTATTGATTTATCCGTATTATAATAAGACATTAATATTAATACAATTATATTTTCTAATATTCCTAAAAGAATTGCAAATTTAGGATTATACTTTGTAATTTTTAGGCAATATAAAATAAACCATATAAAAATCCAATAAGAAAATATATAATCTATTCTTAACATATTATATATAAAATATATTATATATAAAATTTTTAAAAATTTAATGTAAATTCCTGTTTTCTCCAAACAGATTTACCCCGTTGAACGAATTTTTTTTTTAAATTATCGTCAAGAATACCATATTGAATAGCTGTAATATTTGTAGGTAGCTTTTCATAAATACTTTTTTTTGCCGTTGTTGGAATAATTGTAAATGGTTCCAAATCATTTTACTCGTTAATATTTTAGTATATTTATTGTCATCTTTAAAAAAATTTTGTTTTGATAATAACATATTTATATTTATATTTTAAATATTTATCTTTAAAATTCATAAATAAATAAATATATATATATATTTATTTATTTTGCATAATATTATTTAAAAACTTTATTCTATATAAACTATGTTTCATCCTGTTTGCATAATTTATTAATTTAATTGTTATCATTTTTTTTTATTAGATTTATTGGGTTTAAATATTTGTGTAAATTGTGTAAACAAAGTTGATTGTGTTGTTGGTGTTGATTGTGTTGTTAGTGTTGATTGTGTTGTTGGTGTTGATTGTGTTGTTGGTGTTGATTGTGTTGTTGGTGTTGTTGGTGTTATCTTTATATATTTTCCATTTTCGTAATTATATTTTGTTCGCCACTCTTTATTTAAAATTCCAAATTGATCTACTGAAATTATATTTAACAATTCTGCATCATCAATTGGTTGTCTATTACACATATAATCGTTTTTAGATATTCGTATAAAAAAAAGTTTTTCTGTGTCTTCTAATTTGCCATATGTTTTATGTTCAATGCGCATAAATAATGGTAATTTAGATATATTTTCAGATGTTAATGTAATACTATACTTGTCATCATTAATATTAGTTTTAATTAATTGTTTTTCTTTAGAAGATAAACTGCTATATTCGTCAACATAAAGAGTAACCCATGGACTCAACGTAAAAATTTCGTCACTTTTTAATTTTTTTCTATAAAAAATAATTTCTTCATTTTTTTGCTTATTTTGCGTAGACGAATCATATAATCTAAATACTTTGCAAATACGTTGAAATTCTTCTTTATCACTGTCTTTTAACAAGTCGTATTCTGTTTTATATAACAACGTAAGAGGTTTTAATTTTGCAATGTCTTCGCTTCTTAATTTTTTTCTATAAAATGATTTTAAATCATCATTAGCTAAAGCTTCGAACTTAGGTAGTGGATTATGTAATCTATATAATGCTTCAAAAACGTATGGTTCATTAATACGTATAAAATTTTCTTTTACTTCAGGTTCAAAAATATCATATATCTCTGGGGATACGTCATATAAAGGTTCTAATTTATCTAAGTCACCAATTGATAATTTTTTTATATACTCATTTGGTATGCATAAATCTTTTTTTTGGTATTCTAAATATTCGGCATAGCTATAAATTCTATGGCGGCATGTATAATTATATGGAATAAACATTTTTTGTAAATCGTCTTTATTTGGACCGGTTATACTTTCATATGCAGCGCTAGTAATAATATGTAGATATTCAAGTTTATTTATATCCTCAATTGTTAATCGTTTATAATAACAGAGTTCGCCTTCAAAAAAATGTTCTTTCAATTTTTTGTCTAAAACTTGAAATTCTCGTCTATCTATTCTATGCAATGGTGCTAATTTTAATACATCAGCTTCGGTTTTTAAATATGAAATCATTCCACCATGCATTTTAAGTGTTTTATTATTTTTTGTTATTAAATATTTAGTTTTATATTTTAAATATTTTTTTTGATAATCCATATATATATAAATATATATATATTTATTTTGCATGATTAATATTATTTTTTATATTTTTTGATATGTATTTGTGTCTTTTAACAGTTTAAATTTTGCTCCACTAAAAAAACGCCACTTCAAAGGAAGAGCATAATATTCATTTTTTGTAATAATTGTTTCAGAAGGAAGAGTTCTTACTTCTTCTGGTGTTAATATTTTAATATATCGTGATTCTTTAATTTGTTCATATGTATCTTTTAAATCGTCAATTAATAATGCATATTCTTCTATAGAGATACTCTCGCATATAATATATTGTCGTCCGTCATGTGATAAAATTTTTTTAATATATCTATCTTGTTTAAAAGATATAAATTTTTTTTTAAAATTAGGTTCTAAAGATTTATATTGTTCTTCAGAAATTGTAAATCGTGTTGGCAATTTATTAAATTCGTCTAGTGTTAATATTTTAATAAAACCGGTTCCTGATTCTGTAGGTTTAAATTTTTGTTTATATTCATCCTCTAAATCTTCATGTTCTTTTTTTGAAATAATAGCAAGTGGTTGTAATTTATCAAACTCGCCTTGTATAAATTTTTTATAAACATACGAATTTTTAGAGCCATTAATTTTAATAAATTTGTATTGTAAATCGTCAGGCAACGCTTCTATAACTATTTCTGTTTTAAATGGCATTTTGTCTACTTCGTCTAATGTTAATATTTTAATATATTCGGATTTTTTATATTTTTCGTATTTATACATATTACTTTTTTTATTTGTTTTTAAATATTCATATTTACTTGGTGTAATGCGTATTTTGTCTTCATAATTATAATATCGATAAATTTTAAATAATTTTTGTAATTTTTTTTGTAATTGTTCATACGTATTTGATTCCATATTTGTTCGCAGCGGTAATAAAATAAATTCATCTATGCTAATAATCGTTAGAGGCGACAATGACATTATTTCATTCTCTGTTAATATTTTAATAATATTACCTTTATCTACATCCAAAACAAAATAACGTTTTATATCTTTTAATGCATCGTAAATGCATTTAGAAATATGAGTTCTAGGCATAACCTGTGAAATGTTATCTGTTGTTATTTTTTTAATATAATTTCCAGTGCTAGAGCATCGATAAAAATAATCTTCCCACCCAGGTTTAAATTTTGTTGGTGAAAGTTCTGTTAATGGTGCCATACTATTAATATCTTCATCTGTAAGTTGAATCTCGGTCTCTGGTTTTAATGGTTCAGTAAATTGTGCGGTTGAAATGGTTTTTAAATCGCTAGAACCGCCATGCATTACACGTGTTTTATTATTATTTTTTAATATAGCATATTTATATTTATATTTTAAATATTTTTCTTCGTAATTCATATATATATAAATATATATATATTTATTTTGCATAATATAATTATATTAATACAATGTTTATGTGTATTTGCATGATTTATATCAATAAATCATGCAAACGCGCAAAATATTACTTTTTTTAATGTTATTCATAAAGAATAACATTAAAAAAATTGATATATTTGCTAGCGCAAAATATTACTTTTTTTAATTTCATTTTGTAGAACAAAATGAAATTAAAAAAATTGAATAATTTTTTATATATATATTTAAATTTAAATGAATAAATAAAGACAATGGATATTTTATTCAATGCATTATATTGGTATGAAGAGGATGAAACAAAAGACAAGAAAAAATATTATAGTTTAAAGATTTTCGGGAGAACAGATAATGACAAGAGTATAACAGTAAGGATAGAAGGATTAAAGCCTTTTTTTTACGTAAGAATACCGGATGAATGGACTTATCAACAAGCGACACAAATGGTAAATATTATATATTACAGAAAATATAATAAAGAGAAGCCAAAAGTAAAAGAATTTTATATAAAACATAAAACAGTAAATGGAAAAACTACATTTGATTTTATATATAGAAAAGATTTATATAGTGGATTTGTTGCTGATAAATTAAGTAAATTTATTAAAATTGAATTTAATTCATTACAACTAATGAAAAGTGTTTGTAGATTTTTTGATTTTCCCATGTATTTATCAAATTTAGCCCCAGATAAAATTAAATTAGATACATATGAATCCAAATTATCTCCTTTTATTAGGTTTATTCATCGTAAAAATCTAAATTCAAATGGATGGATTTTATTACCAAAAAACAGTTATATAAATAATGAGATAGATAAGGTTACAACGGAATTAAATGTTAGTATTGAATGTCATAATGTTGAACCATATAAAGGAGAACCAAAATCTTTAGCAAAATTTAAAATATGTTCTTTTGATATTGAATGTATGTCTCAAGATGGTTCATTTCCCCAAGCAAATAGAGATGGTGATAAAATTATATCAATATGTAGCACTTTTTCTAGATATGGTTCAGATGAAATTTATAAAAAACACGCTATATCATTAGGTTCATGTAATGATATAGTTGATACAGAATTAGAAACATATGAAACAGAAAAAGAGGTATTAGAGGCATGGACAAAAATGATAAAAAGAGAAGATCCGGATATAATAACAGGATATAATATATTTTTTTTTGACATGAGATATATGCATGAGAGGGCAAAACATCCAAAAATAGATTGTCTTTCAATATTTTCAAGATTATCGAGAATACAAGAACACGAATGTATTTTCGAGGAAAAGATGTTATCGTCATCAGGATTAGGGGATAACATAATGCATTTATATAATATAATAGGGAGAATCCAGATAGATTTATTTAAATTGATACAAAGAGATTATAAATTAAATTCATATAAATTGGATAAGGTAGCAGAAAATTTTATAAAAGAGAAAGTAATAACAACAAGATTAGAGCAAGATAAATATTATTTAAAAACAAGAACCGACCAATTAAAGAAAAATAATTTTATTAAATTAGAGATAAATGATATGATAGATAATATAAAATTAAAGATATTAGATATTAATTATGAAACACAAGAAATTGAGATTAATAAAATGTATGAAATACAAGGTAATAATATATATTGGTGTCTAGTTAAAGATGATATTTCGCCTCAAGAAATATTTGATTCATATGAAAAAGGTTCAAAAGAGAGATGTATAATAAATGAATATTGTATTCAGGATTGTGCTCTAGTATCTAAATTATTACATAAATTAGATTTTATAACTAATTACATGAGTATGGGTGAAGTTTGTCATGTTCCATTAGAATATATAATAATGAGAGGTCAGGGAATTAAATCATTAAGTTTAGTTACAAAAACATGTAGTGAGCATAGTTATTTAGTAAAAGATATTAAACATGATAATACTATTAATACACAAGGTTATGAAGGCGCAACAGTATTAGAACCTAAAAAAGGATTTTATTCTAGACCGATAGCGGTTTTAGATTTTAATTCATTATATCCGAATTCAGAGATATCATGTAATATGTCACATGAGACATTAGTAAAAGATGTAGAATATGATAATTTAGAGGGATATAGATATCATGAGATAAGTTATATAATAAAAGATAATGATGGGAACGAGACGGGTAAAATGACATGTAGATACGCTCAGAAAGACGAAGAGATGGGGATAATACCGATGATTTTAACAAATTTGCTAGCGGAGAGAAAGATAGCAAAGAAAAAGATGGAACAAGAAAAAGATGTATTCAAGAAAAAGTTATATGACGGGAAACAGTTAGCATTAAAGGTAACAGCAAATTCGATATACGGCCAGTTAGGAGCGCAAACGTCGCCAATATATTGTAAGGAGATAGCTGCATCAACGACAGCATTTGGGAGGAAAATGTTAGAATTAGCGAAAGATTATGTCGAGAATGATTTTACGCCAATAATGATATCATTATATGAAAATTATAAAAAGGATAATATACAAGAGATAAATGATATATTAAAAAGGGAATTACAGGATCATAACAAAGATTTTTTAATAATGTTAAAGGATACAATATTAGAGATATATGAAAAGTATATAACAAAACCACAAGTTATATATGGGGATACAGATTCAAATTTCAATGATATGTGTATAACACATAAGGAAACAGGAGAACAACCAACGGATAGATGGACGAGAGAAAAGGTAATAAAATTAGGGATAATAGCATCAAAATTTTTAAAAATAAGATTACCAAAACCACAAAATATGGAATATGAAAAAGTGTATCATCCATTTTCATTAATGGCAAAAAAGAGATATATTGGGAATAAATATGAAGAAAATCCGGACAAATATAAGAGAAGTATAATGGGATATACATTAAAGAGGAGAGATAATGCAAATATAGTGCAAAAGATAGTAGGGAAATTAGTAGATATTTTAATGGATGAAATGGATATAGAGAAAACGATAAAATATATAAAAGATTCATTACAAAATTTATTAGAAGGGAAATATCCGATAACTGATTTTATAACAACAAAAACATTAAGAGCGGAATATAAAGGATTAAAAAAGACAACATCAAAAGAGATAATAAAAATACAAAAGAATAGCAAATTAACAAAACAGGAAAAAGAGATAAAGATATTAGAATTAAAGATACCCAAAGATAAACACGAAGAAATGCATAATATATTAAATAATATAAATAAATCAGAAAGAGAAAAAGAGATACACGAATTAATAAAGACAACAACTAGCAAATATAGAGAACAAGGAGACCCAGGACAATATTTTTGGGATGATGTAGAATGTTCGATAGCTCATGTTAAATTATGTCAGAGAATGAAAGAACGAGATAATGGAAATGTCCCCCAAGTTAATGATAGAATACCATTTGTTTCTGTTTATATTTATGATAATAAAAAATTATTACAAGGTGATAAAATAGAACATCCTGATTATATTATTGAAAATAAACTCAAAATAGATTATCTATTTTATATAACAAATCAGATAATGAATCCAAGCGTTCAATTTTTAGAATTATTGATGAGTGAGCCCCAAGATATATTCAGAGAGATAATAGAAAAGGAGGAGAAAAAATATGAAAAAGCGAGATTAAAATATATAAAGGAGAGAGGGATGAATGATATATATTCAAAATACGGATTTACAATCTTTAATAAACAGGAAGAAACAAGTAATTGGGATATATTAGAAATAATGGAAGACATTGTTTTAGAAATTCCAGATAAAACGAGTATAAAGAATATAAGAGAGAAGAAAAAAAGAATAAATAAAAATATTTAAAAAATATATTATATAATATATTTTTTTTAAATATAAAAAAAATATATTATATAATATATATATATAATAAATGCCAAAAAATGGGAATCGAAGAAATGATTTAAATGACGAACAAGAAGATATAGTTAAAAAATATGTTAAATTATTATTTAATGATGGGATACGTGGAAAGATACCGCAATCAGAATTAGCAAAATTAAAAAATTCAATAAATAATGATGATATAATAGACAAGATAGAAGAAGTATTTTATGAAAGATCACAAGAGATTGCTAGACGAGCAAAAAAGTTTACTAAATTAATAGAAAAGAAATTTGGAAATAAGGGATATCCATTACATATTATATTAAAAAATTCTATAAAATATAAAATTAAATATAATTTAAGTGATGCAGAATTTCAAGAATTTAAAAATAATTATGAAAAGTTATTATATTCAAGAACCCCCGACTATGCGACCGCAAATTTTACTAAATTAAATACAAAGATGGGTAAATTATTTGGTGACAATTTAAATCTAAATACAGGATTAAATATAAAAAATTCGGAATATTCTATACTCCAAGAATTAATAGATTTCAATGAAGGGACTAAATCAAATCATGCATCAATAATATTGCAATCATTGCAATATACAACATATCCATTAGAAGTTTCTAGTGCATCATATAATCCTGAAAAAAATAATTTATCTAATGCGATATATCCATTACTAGTTGCGTTATTCGTTCCAAAAATTCAATCATTAGACGAACATTTTCTATACTCAAATATTGCAAATATTGTTGTTTCTAGAAATTATAAAATGCCTTTAAAGAATATTGCTGATTTGCGATTATTATGGTCTTTAATTAATGACTCAAATGACGTTGTTTGTAATTATGATTCTGCCTTAACCGATTTAAAAATAAGAGCAAATTTACAAAATAATTTATGGATTAATGTATATAATTTAAGATCGGGAAAATTTTTTGAATCTACGCAATTTATGGAAGCAATTGATAAATGTAAAATATCAATGTATGATGCCCCAGACTTGGCATATATTGGCGACGAAGGAGTTATATTAAAGAGATTATTAGCATCATTTGCATATAGACCCCTTGTTGTTTCGACATTACCTATATATGGAAATAATGGTATAGCAAACCCAGTTAATTTTCCAATAATATCAAATCGTATTGTGACGACACCATTATTAACATTAAGATTACCATTAAAGAATACAATTAAAGAGATTAATTTAAATGAGGCATTAGTGAATGCCCAAATATATTTAGAGAACGGAGTATTTGTTCCAAAAACACAAGAATTAATACATAGCGATGGGACAATAATTTTTCATGTTCCAAGAAGAAATTTAGCACCTCAAACAATGTATAAACAATTTATTCCAACAGGGACACCTTTTAGTGGATTGCCATTAAATATTTATCATATTGAATATATTAATCAAACAGAAATTAAATATGATTATACTTATGAAGTTGAAAATAAAGAAGTAATGTTACGTTCAGCTATTTATTTAGAAACCCATACAGTTAATGATCGTGAAATTATTTTAACAACGGGGGCTGTTATATCAGAAATTTCTGGTAATATATTTAGTGGTATTTCATATAAATATTCACCAAAGGTTTCCTTTAATAATAATGCAAATAGACAAGTATTTACAAAAATTTCAAATGCACAAGATTTCTTATGCACTAAAGGCACAATTTTTATTTATTCAGTTATATAAATTAATTCATATGAACTTTTACAACTTGTCTTCTTTTTGACATTAAAGCATTTAAATCTAAAACTTGAACGCGTTTATCATGTTCTGGGTCATAATGTTCTTGATTATATTTCAATAAAGAGGGTATTCCGATTTTAAAGACGGGGGTTTCGTGAGAACGAAACCAAAAAACTTTTTTTGATATATCGGTAGAGCGAATTCTATTATCAAGAACCATACATCCATAATTATCAGTAACTTGTAAAAAAACCTGATCGAATATATCAAATTTTGGAAATATTCCAGCATAATGTTCATAAATTTTTTTTCTAGAAGAACAAGTATCTTCAGATAATAAAAAAACAAAATCAAAATTATTTCTTAATTCTGGTTGTATTCCAATAGCATATTGCATTGCTAAAATAAAAGTTAATTGAAAATGTCGTCCTTCATTAAAAATAGATAAAATATTAGGATCTTTAAGCCATAAATGTTTAGAAGACATACAATCATCCATAACTAGAATAGCTCTAGGGTCTAATAATGGTTTATTATTTTTTTTTCTATTAACATTTTTTTCAATAATTAATTTTTGTCTATGTAAAAGTTTAGGGATGATATCTTGTTTATATTCATGATGAATAAAACTTTGTGGTATTAAATCGTCATAAAATTTAGTCATTTTATCAGTTGGAGCCAAAATAACACCAGCGGGAATATTAGTTTTACTTAAATAATATAAAATTTCGCGAATAATCCAACTTTTACCCGAACCAGATTTTGCAATCATTGCTATTTTAGGATTAACATACTCTCCTTTATCATTAGAAACTAGTTTTTTTAAATCAAATTCATCAATCTGTAAACAATTATTGCCAATTTGATATTCATTCGTAGTCATAATATTATATATATAATATTATATATATAATATTATATATATAATATATATAGTTAAAATGGTTCAGTTAAAATTTGTTGATTAAAAACACTTGTTAATGGATTTAGTGAATTTAAATTATTTTCAATTAAAAAACAAGTTCCTAATGTTATTACACTTGTAATTAATGGAATGATATAATTTATATAATTATTTTCTTTTGATATATATTTTGAATTTATAAACATTATTATATAGATAATAAAACCAATTACTATTGAATAGAAATAATAATTTATTAACATTTTTATATTATAATTATATATTATTTTTTTTATTAAAACTTATAAATTATAATATTTATTTACAAATTTATCTGTCTTTATATTTTTAATGCTTTGAATACTTTCTTGTGTTATTTTTGTATCTGAATTGTTTTTTAATAGTTTATTTTCATTCTTTATAAATATATTTGATTTATTACTAAATGATTCTAAAATATTTGGGGTCTTATAATACGATATACTCTCTATATCGCTATTTTGTAAATTTATTATTGCATTTTCTGTCTTGTGATTATCACTAATATGTGATATTGATTTTGGTTCATTTTCTGGTAATTCATTATATGAAGCTATTGATGTTATCTTTTCTATTTTTTTTTCTGATGCAATCCTTTCTGTTATTTTTTCTGATGTCATTATTTCTGTTCTCTTTTCTTGTAATTCATTACTCGCCATCTCATTAAGCAAAACATGTCCCGTAGCATTAATTGATAACTCTTTAACTGAATTAGCTCTAGAACTAGAACTAGAACTAGAACTAGAACTAGATTTATCTGACGAACTATCAGATATTTTTTGAGATATATGTATATATTCGCTAGTTTTAGTATTTGGAACATGTTTTTTTTCAGAAACATGTTTATTATCAGAAACATGTTTCAGAACATAAGGAGCGACAAATTTATCGATATTAGAGTTATCAAGATATTCATTAAGGATAGATTTCAGAGGTAATAATTTACGAATAGCTTCATGAATAGCAAGTTTAATATTTTCGATAGATTCGCGTTGATGTTTTTTAATATCAAAGGAAGAATATTTATGAAAATATAGATAAGGGTTATTATAGATTAATTTTGCGGTTTCTATATAAACATTATGTATAAATAATTCAAAAGTTATAGTTTTAGGGATGATAACTTTATTTTTTTCAGATAATGTATTACTTAAAATATTAATATTAGATTTAATAACCGCATTTAATAATTTTAATAATAAATCTCTATTATTACTTTCAATCAATATTCTTTTTGTCTCATTTAATATAATATGTGTATTCCATTTTGGGATTTTTTTTAAAAAGTTTTGAAAAACTTTTAATTCTTCATTTTCTCGTGATACTTTTAAACTGTCATCATAAATAGACTGAATTCCTTCATTAATCAATGGTGTTATAATATTAATTAATTGAGTAGTATATTCATTTTTAATTTCAACAAGATAATTCATATTATTATTAATATATATTATTAATAATAATAAATAAACAAATTTTAAATAATTATATTTTGGCAAATACAACCCGTATCGTTGATACCATTATTACAATTTAAATTAGATGTTTTATATTTTGTTCCTATATCATTTATATCAACAATATTATCATTAATCACAACACTATTAGGCCAACCAGAAAAACAACATTTTTTACTACAAATATAATCTGTTTCAAAGTTTTCATTATTATTATATATATATATAATACTAATAATTACTAAAAAAACTAACATTATTATTAACATATTTTATATTATATATTATATATAATATAAAATATAATATAATGACAAAAATTCATTTAAAATCAAAATTATATAAAAAACAATATTTTAAATTAAATTATAATCAATTACTTATTTTAGATGCATTATTAGAATTAGGAGGGAGAGAAAAAAAGTTTATTGATAAGAAAAATAATTTACGTTATTCTGAACATTTTGGATTATTAGATTTTGAAAACAATACATTAAGTAAAATTATTATATCTAGTAAAAAAATGCGCGAAGATCATGATGATTTTGAAATTTTATTACCTGATGACATTGTAGACATAAAACATTATGAATTTATATTTCATACGCATCCACCAACGCCGACGCCAGGATATAGAGCAAAACATGGTATAATGTACGAGTTTCCATCAATATCTGATATTTTTCATTATGCAGAACATTATAATAATGGGAAGACACAAGGGTCAATAATAATTGCTCCTGAAGGGATATATATTTTATATACATTACAAAAAATATATAAAATAGATATACCATCTGATAAAATCTTTAAAAAAATGCAAAAAGAGAGTATAAATATTCAACAAAAAGCAATTGTTAGATTTGGGATAGAAATTTCAGAACAATATTTTTATTCTATAATTTCACAAGAAAATTATTTTTTTAATAAATTTAAAAAAATTATTAAAAAATATTTTAATAATCAGATGACAATTAAATTTGTAAAACGTATTTATTGTCATCGCCTTAATAAATGGATTATTAATCGTTTATCATTACCTGTTAATGTTAACGCTTAACGTAATAAATTATTTGGTCCAGAAATTGGAGAAACACTTGAAACTGATGACATACCCTTACTAACAGGAACAGGAACAGTAGAAGAAGAACAAATCATATTTTTAAGAAATGCAGGAACAGAAATAAGTTCGCGACTAATAACATAATAGCCGGAAAGAGCGATTAATAAAAATGCTAAAACGACATAGAACCATATATAATTTTTTTCTTGAATAAAGGGGAATGGAGAATAACTAAAACCTTCTTTAGTAGTAAATAATTCATTTTGTTCATTTAGCGATTCATTTTTTTCATTATCTGACATGTTATATATATATATAAATTAGAAAATAAAAAAAATAAATTAATTTAAATTTAAATTAATTTAAATTAAATTAATTTAAATTTTTTAAAATAATTTTTTTAATCTTTTGAGATAATAATATTTTATCTAATGTTTTATCTATTTTTAAAATTATTTCTAGATATTTATTATCTATTTTATAACTTTTAAATATTTTTTTTATTTTTTTATAGTTTTCTTTTTTTAAAAGTTTCATTATTAAATTACTAAATATTAATATATCATTTATATTTCTTTTTATTATTTCTTGTATAGTATATATATTTTTTTTATTTATGTTCTTTATTGATGTTTTATTTAAATCACTCGTAAAAATTATTTCATAATTCTTATTTCTTAATTTATTTTTATTTAGTTCATATATTGGCTTACAACATGTATAGAATCCATGTAAGCTTTGTAAAAACCAATTTTGGTCGCTATAAATATTAGTTTCGATTATATCACCCATAGAAATTGAATCTGAAATATTAACCAAGTTATTATACAATTCTTGGGGATTTTTAAAATCTCTATTCATTAAATTTCTAGGATAATTTTCAAAAATCATTAATGGCAATAAAACTTTTTCGGTATCATACAATGAATAACATTTATCTATAGATTTAAAACCACCTAATAACTTTTTTGTCGCATCAAATAATCCTAAATCTTTATCTTTTCTTTTAGATGATTCTAAAAATAGATGTATTTTACTACTTGTTATTTCATTCTCATTGAATGAAAATTTTAAATCTTGTAATGTAAATATTATCTTTCTTATGTCAAAATAACAAATTTTTATTATATCTTCATATATCTTTTCATCTTTTATATTTATATTTTCTTTAGTACATATCATATTTATAAATTTTTTATATTCATCTAATGTTGGTAATTTAATTTTTATTTCTTTACATGTTTTTTTAATATCTGAAATTAATTTTGAATGTTGTTCATTTGTTAAAAAAATTAATGGCAAATATTTATTTTTTTCATTGTCTTTAAACAATTCAAATAAAAAATTTTTTTCAGAATTTAATGTTATGTTTTCTGTATCATCTACAATAACAGCATACGCTCTACTATTTATAGAATTATCAGATGAATAATTATTTATATTATTATTGGTAAGGATATTTTTAATAGTTTTATTTTCTTTAATATTATAGGTAGATATATTAATGATATTATAATTTAATTCATTTAATATTAAATTAATAGTGATTGTTTTACCAATACCATGATTTCCAGAAATAATAATACTTGATGCACTATTAGCATCATTAAATGAGTATAACCAATTTTTAATATTTTTTATAGTGTCTCCGTGTCCGATAATATCATTACAAGTTTTTGGTTTATATTTTAATAACCACAAGTTATCCATTTTTGATTTATTATTTATATTAATTATATTTATAAATAATAAATATCAATTTTTTTTATAAATATATTATATATATGTCTCGCGAATTTCTATTATTTATTTCCTTTTTAATCATTATATTTTTATTAAGTTCGCAACAATATGAATATTTTAATTCTAATCCAATTCCTATTAATGAAATTTTTAAATCATTTATGCAAAATTTAAATAAACCTAACATTAACATACCAGAACAAAAAATATCAAAATATAATACTAAAATTCGTAATAAACAAACAAAAAGTAAAACAAAAGATAAAAAAAAAAATAAAAAGAAATCCACATCATTTTTTAGTTCATTGACATCTATTTTTACAACTAAAAAAAAAAAATAATTAATAGATAATTTTTTTTATAAATAAAAAAAATTGATTTTATTTTTATTTAAATATAATTTCATAAAATATTAAAAAGAAATGAGTGTTATTGTAAAAGTTTTAAACGAAACACAAGATATTGATGGCTTTGCTACATCTAGTTTAACATTACATATATCAGGTTCAGATATAAACTATATAATAATAAATACATTAAGACGGGTCGCATTATCATTATTAGGAGGGTATGCATTCGAACAACAATATATAACAATAACGAAGAATACATCTATATATAATAATGATTATATGAGATTAAGATTAAGTAATATCCCGATAGTAGATAAAAATAATATATTAGATAATAGTGAAGAAATGTTAGATAAATTTATAGAATTAGAGATAAGAGCGAACGAATCAATATTTGAGACAAAAAAGAATAATTTACAAAAGATAGAAGAAATAGAGATAAAAAAGAAGGAAATGATAAATAATTTAAGTATGTATATAACAGCAAAAAATAATACAAATGAGATTTTAAATGTAACAACAAATGGCAAGCATACGACATTTTATAATAGAGGCGAAAAGATAGATGATATATTTCCTCGTGAATTATTAATAATAAAGTTAAAACCCGGAGAAGAATTTATATGTTCTTGTATAGCGGATATAAACATTCCATTATATAATAATTGTTATTCATCTACATGTATATTTAGTTATGAAGAGATAAATGAAAAAGAATTTAATGTCATTATTGAATCACAGAGACAGATAAAAGAAATCGATATATTAAGAAGAACATGTTTAATAATTTGTAAAAAATTAGCAAGATTCAAAGATATTATAAAATCAAAGATGTTATTAATGCCAGATGCAGAATATGAAGCAGAAATAATAATAGAAAATGAAAATTATACACTAGGAAATTTAATAACAAGGGGATTACAAGACCATAAAAACATTGCATTTTGTGGATATAAGATAGACCATCCAGATGTAAATGAATTGGTAATAAAATACAAGACAGAGGGAGATAAATTTACAAATATATTAGAACAGGTGATAAACGAGTTAATAGAATTGTATAACAAGATAAGAGAATTTAGACAAGATAAAAAGGGTAAATAGTGCGATAAACATATTTAAATTTTTGTATATAAATATCAAATTCATGAAAGGACGAATCGATATAGCTAATATCTTTTTGAGAGATAGGATTATTTTTATTAATAAAGATAGGTTCTTTATTAAGAACGATAATTTTATAATAAAATATCAACATAAATATTTTAATAAAAGGTTTTTTAAACAAAGGAATTTGAAAAATGGTAGATATTTTAATATTTAAATTTTTCATAAAAGCATTATATGATATAGAAAACATTGAAAATAAAGATTCTTTTTTATTATTAAAAAAAGTATTTAAATGACTTGTATCATAAAAAGGAATAATATTTTTTTTAAGAAGTAAAACTATCTGTAATACTTGAATTAATAATTTTAATATTGTTGGTTCAAAATCTTTAAACATTTTTTTAATCAAATATTTAAGATATAATGCATCATATAATGAATAATCAATAAAATTGTTAGATAAATTTTTAATATCAATAAAAGTATTCCAGAAATCGCCAAGATGTTTTTGATTTTCTTCTAAAAAGTCATATTGTTTTTGAGATACAATATTATATTTATATAATAAATGATATATATTGCATAATGTATTAGTAGAGAACATATTTAAATATTCACATAAAAAGCGAGTATCATATAAATTTTTAGTAAATTGATAACATAAATTTTTATCGATAAGAAAGTTATAAATAGCGTTAATATCGAGAGAATCCGTTCCATGACCTATTTTGATTAATTTTCGATGAGTTAAAATATTTATAATTAGGGTAATAAAATTTTGAGAACTTAATTTAGGATTAAAAAAGATAATAAGATTATATTTTTTAATATGAAAACATAATTGAAATATTGCTATTTCGCGCATACCTGTTGAACCCGGGGGTGTATTAAATTCAATATCAAAACTTAAAAAATATTTTTTTTTATTAACTATATTTAATTTAGATAAATATTTTTTTAAAAATGGGAATACATAATTTTCAGAAATACTATCATGTATAATATATAATTTTACTAATTTATGAATAGATTCGTCAAATATTTTTTTAGAATACATAAATATATAATATAAAATGTTATATATAAAAAAATTGATTTAATTAATCTTTAATAAATTAAATATATCAAAAACAAAAACCTAAATGTTGCAATATAATTTAGGAAACGAAGATGAAAATATAGAATTCAAAGAAGTATGTTTAACAGAATATTTAATAAAATATTATACGGAAAACGAATTAAAAGATTTTATATTATATAATAAAAAATTAGATACAATATTATTTAATAAAATGATGATGGAAATTGTAAATATGTATTTATGTAAATATGTCCCAAAATATGGTTCAATATTTTCAAATTCAAATATATATGGTTTATTATATTTAGGTGTTAGTGATAATGGAACAATTGAAGGTATCCCCTTTTATGATAGTCCAAATATTGAACTAATAAAGTTAATGTTTCGAGCAAGTTTAAAATTAATGAGGTCAAGAAATGAATTATATTTACAAGAATATATATCAGAAATCACATTTGAAATGATTGAATTAAAAGAAAATAATGTTTTAACATTGCAAGATAATATAAAATCAAGTTTTGAAACATTAAATGAATTAATAACATATAATAATAGATTAGAGAGGAAATGGGAAAAATATAAACATGATAATTTGATATGGAATAGAACATTATTATTATATTCAGGAAAATTAATAAATTATTTATTAATACCAGAATTAGAAACAGAATTAAAAAATTTTATAATAAGAGAATTTAAAAAAAACGTAAAATTAGAACAAAGAAAATTAGCATATATATTAGATACAATTGAAACAATAAAAAAACAAGAGATATATATTAATTTTCAAGAAAGTGTAAAAGATAAATATAATATATTTTATTGGATAGCAAAATTAAAAGATATAAAAGTGAGAGAAATAAAAAAACGAAAACCAAAACATCCAATGTATAGACCTATGAAAAATATATATTTACATTTTGCAAATAATATGAGAAATTCAAGAGCATATTTTCAACAAGATACTAGAATTAAATTTTATTTAATTAAAATAAAATACCCTAAAAAGGAAATAGAAGAACGGATAGAATATATGAGTGATAGAGTAAATTGGAAACATAAAAAAAGGATAATGACAAGTTTAGGGCCATCGTGTATTTAACAGTATAATATTTATAATATTTATTTAAATAAAAAAATATTATAAATGGTAAATGGGTTCAGGATTATTACAATTAGTATCATATGGTATTCAAGATATGTATATAACATATAAACCACAAATAACATTCTTTAAAGTATTATATAAACGACATACAAATTTTGCATTTGAATGTATTCCACAATTTTTTAATACTAAAGTAGATTTTAATAATAAATATACATGTATTATTTCAAAAAATGCCGATTTAATTAATAAAATGTATCTTGTTATAAATTTACCCCCAATTGGTAAATTTTTAGATATACCTAATGAAACAGGTTTGGGAAATAGCAAAATAGCTTGTTGTTCTTGGACTAAAAACATTGGCTTTCAATTAATTTCTCAAATTGATATTGAAATTGGTGGGCGCTGTATTGATAAACATTATTCAGATTGGTTTAATATATGGTATGAAATTACAACACCAAAATCTAAACGGGATGGTCTAGATAAAATGATAGGAAATGTTAAAGAGATGACAGAATTTACATCATCAAAACAGGGATATTTATTATATATTCCATTAATGTTTTGGTTTTGCAGGACACCAAATTTAGCATTACCACTAGTTGCATTATATAATACGGATATAAAGATAAATGTATTATTTGCGAGTTTAGAAAGTTGTATAATATTAGGACCAAGTCATTATATAATAATAAAGGAGGATATATGTTTATATGAAAAGGGAGAAATATTATATCAGATAATAAATAATGTATCATATTATTATAAATTTATAATATATGATTATATAACAAAAAAATTATATTATATAAAGATAACGCCAGAAGCATTAAATCCAAATTATAAAATATATAGTCAAAAGAATAATAATTATACGGTAACACCAGATATAACAAATAGTGCGATAGAAAAATTATATTATAATAAGATAAAATATTTTCCATATTTTTTAAATTTAACATTAGGGGATTCGTATTTATTGATAGATTATATATTTTTAGATTTAGAGGAAAGATTAAAATTTGCAAAAAACAAGCATCAATATACGATAGATACATTAACATTTGATAATGATAAGAAATTATATTATGCAAATAATAAAGTAAAAATAAATTATTCATTAGGATGTAAAGAATTTATATTAAGATGCGGATATAGTTATATTAATAATGGATATATTAATGATGTATTTAATTATTCAACATGTATAGAAAAAGGCAATCCAATAATTAATAATATTTCTATATTATTAAATTCTCAAGAAAGATTTAAACAACAAAGTATAGAATATTTTCAATATATTCAACCTTATATGTATCATACATGCGATTTGCCATTAGGTGTTGATATATATTCATTTTCTATTAATCCTCAAGATATACAATTATCCGGTTATTGTAATTTAACAGAGATAGATGATATACAAATAAATTTATCAATAGATAAGAATGTATCATATACACGTTTTATAAATTTTAGATTATATGCGATAACAATAAATATAATTAAGATAGAAAATGGAAATTTTATTTTAATATTTTAATTTTTGTTGTAATTTTGATATAATTTTTTCTTGTATTTCTGTTTTATCATTATCATTTAATATAAAATTATTTAATTTTATAACTTTATATGAATCAACATTATGTTCTATTAATTTTAATATAATTTCTTTTAATAACTTATTAAGCTCACTAATGCAATGTGTATCAAAATAGTTTATACGCATACCTAAACGCCTGTTATTTACGTCAAAAGGTAGCGTATAAACATTCCTTATAAATTTAAGTATATTATCATAAATGTTATTATTATTCATTCGTTCATTATTTCCTCCTTTTTGTTCATTAAAATTTATAAATAATTTATTATTTAAATAAATAGTATCACAAATATTTTTTTGTATATAATATATATACATACTTAAACTTAATTTTTTATTTTTAAATATAATAATATTATTTAAATAATTCAAAACACATGTATTAGGATTTATATTATTTGAATTAAATACTACTTGTAAATGTTTAAAATCGTGACTAATATATTTAAAATAACCATAATTTTTGTTATTAATTAATTTAGAATTTGTAGTAGTGATTAAAGTTATTTCAAAGTAAAGAATATGACAATGATAATTACTTATATTGACAATAATAAAAGTAAATAATTTTATTATTGTATTTTTAGTAATCATATTATCAGAAAAATTTAAAATAAATTTTTCATTTTTTTTAATATCAATTTTATTTCCATTAAAAAAAAATTTATTTCCTAACGTAATATATAATTTATTTATTGAGTTTTTTTTATTTAAAACTTGTATATAAAATTTTTTTTTATTTAATTCATTAACTAATTCTATTACTTGTTTTTCTATTTCGTTAAATTCTAACTTTTTTATTCTGTTTATCATATTATATATTATATATTATATATTATATATAATATATAATATATTTAAAATATATTATTAATTTATTGTGATTGGTGTTTGTGATGACATATTTATAACTTGTTTTGCACCATGTAGATAAGCTTCGATTTTTAATCTATATTCATGAACGTTTAAGAATTTTTTATTATATGCATCTATTAATGATTTCATTTCTGATTCGGTAATATTTTTTATTTTGGATACTTTATTAGTAGTAATTAATTTAATATATTTTGTCAATATTTCAAATGATTGTATAGCTTCTTGTTCTGCTACCCTAATTTTTTCTAATTTATCACTATATTTTTTAATTGTTTCATCTAATACGGTCAAGCCCATGCTTGCGCAAATTTTAGTTAATTTGTCAAAATCTTGTTTATATTTTTCATATAGAACTGGTTCAGTACTCATTTTATGTTTTGTTGCTAAATACATTGGAAATTGCATTGCTCCTCCGGTTTGTAAAATTAGCCCAGAATTAGCAAAGAAAGGAGGGAAAAAATTAGTAAAGCGTTGTTGATCTACAATATTTTGAATTTGTAATTCAAATTGTGTCTGTTTATCAAGGCCTTTTTCTTTTATATCGGGGGTATAATCTCGTAACATAGAATGTCTATGTTTATTAAATGTTTTATTTGCATTTATTTTTGATATAACATTATTTAATATTTGTATTGTTACTTTATTTTTTGGATGTTGTAAAAAGGTATTAATTTCGTCATATTCGCAATGTTCGTTTAATTTTGATAACCACATATCAACAGTATCTAATATTGTATTTTCTAAATCAATACTACATGTCCATTTTAAACTTTGTAATAATTCTGTATGTATAACTGGATCTGATATACCTTTAAAATTTGGACTATTTAAAGCAATAATTTTTAAAATTTCTAAAATATTACTATTTTGAATTGCATCAATATATGCAGCACAATGTTTATGATTTGGACCAAAAATTTTATTACATATTTCTTTAAAATGTTCTCTTTTAGGCATATTTTGAACATTTGTAATTAAAAAATTAACTTTTTGTGTATTTCCATTTATTTCTTCATATAATGTTATTGTATCATTTTCAATAACATATGAATAATTAGGATTAATTTGCGTATTAATAGGGGTAGTATAACGTTGTTTAGCACTTAATATTAATAATAATCCCCTATCTACTTTTTGTTGTTTTTGATTTTCTTTTAAGGTTATACGTTCTTCACTTGTATAAATATTATCGTCGCCATATAAAGAACAGGCATTATACTCAGTTCGATGCGCGACATAAACTAAATTTCTACCATCGCATGTATATAATAATACTTTAATTGATACATTAATATCTTGAGACCATTGTAAGTTAGTACATTGCATTGGTATTGTTAATCGAATAAGACTTTTAGTAGAAAAAAGATTTAAATTATGGTTAAATGATTTTCTATGAATGTCAATTGTTCCATCATTAAATCTAAAATTAGAATTTAAAGTGATAGGATTAGCCATACCAACAATTTGTTTTCCAAAACATCCTAAATTGTCTTCAATACATTTGTAAGCGGCAAAACTTTTAATACAATTATTTTTTGTAGATTCATCCGTATTTGCTGCTTTGAAAGTTTCTAGTAATGTTTTTAATTCAGTATGATTAGAAAAATAAGGATATTCAGCTTTAAAAAAAGCGTTTACTAATTCAATATTTTTTTGAATTTCTGCACTTTTTTTACTTTCGCTCATTAAATTATCTATATTTTTTTCATATCCTTTGTTAATTACATCGCCTTTATTTTTAAAGAATAAAGAATAATTAATTTTATCATTACAATTTGCGTCAAAAATTCTATCTTTATTTTCATTTGTTGAATTTTTATAATTTTCATTAGATATATAATCTTGTTGTAAAAATTCTTCTTCAATTCCATTTACAAACATTTTAAAACTTTCTTCATTATCACTGAATATATAAATTTCCGGTTTTGCCTGAGTATCGAGATTTTGAATTATTTCTTCTGCAATTTTTTGTATCTCTATATATTTATTTTCAATATTTTCTATATTCATTATATATATAATGAATATAGAAAATATTG